ATGTCCGGCGGCAAGTGGCCGCGCGTTTTGGGGCGGGGGAGTGGTCCAAATGAACCCGCTTTTTTTTCCCAATGCGAACGTTTCGCAACAACTGAAAGGACAAAGGTTAGTAATACTGTCCTTTTGTACCATTTTTGGTATTTTTCGGGGTCGCCCATGATTGATTGGTTCCGCGGTTCCGTCTATTTCCTGCACAAACCGATTCCTGCCGGGCGGGTGATGTCCATTGAGGCCGATGGCGAAATCAGCTGGGAATGCGCCAAAAAGTTGCTGGTTCGTAGCTCCCATGAAACCAGCCTGAAAATCAAGTCCGCCAATCTCAACCATCAGGGCGTGGCGACAGAACTGCATATCGACGGCAACCTCGCCAAGTTCCTGCAAGGCCATAATGTGTTTGGCTCGCGTGACCTGAACCAGTTGCTGTTGTTGTCGTTTGACAAGTTGCTTGAGCTATTTGCCGACCATCTGCACGGCTGTTCTAGCCCCTCCTTGACCCGCGCCCAGATCAAGAAAGGGGCTTACAAAGTCAAGATGATCGACATTAACCAGATGTATGACGTGGGCAATGATCAAAGCGTCGAAGCCTGGCTCCATGCCGCTGAAATGCGCGCCCATTCCCGCCATGGCCGTAGTACTTCGGATAAGGGCACCGTGTATCTCGGTAAAACCTCCCGCCGCTGGGCGTTCAAGTTCTACAACAAGTGGCGGGAAATGCTGGCGGGCGGCAAAACCCACACCTTGCCGGTTTATCTTCAGGATATTGGCTTGGAAGAATTTTCAAAGGGCAAGCTCCGCGCTGAGCTGCGTATTTTATCGAAAGAACTGCAACAACTGGGTATCACCCATGGCTATCATCTAACCCCTGCCAAAGTCGACGCGCTCTTTGGCTTCTACCTCGGAAAAACTGACATGACCCAACAAGCCACCCTCTTAGATGACGACCTTTTGAAGTTGCCCCGTCCTGTCCAGGCCACTTACCAGTTGTGGCGTCAAGGCGCGGATTTGCGCAACCTGCTTACCCATAACACCTTTTATCGTCACCGCCGTGTTCTCAAAGAACACGGCATTGACATCAATTCCATGCACCTCGCCCCCGAACACAACAACGTTGTGCCGCTGATGCGGGTCATTGAAGCCGTGCCCGTTGGCATTCCCCAATGGGCGTATGACCGTGGCCTGATCGCCGCCTGATTCTTGACCTTAACCCTACCTTCTTAAAGGCCACCTATGAAAACCTTAGTTTCCGCCATTTTCGTCAATTCCGGCATCGCCAGAGCCTCACAAAAGCCGTATTCCATGGCGCGCGCCGTTGTCCTGAACCCGTTCCAGCCCACTGACACCGCCAATTTCCAATGCCACGGCGCGGGCTTGAACGCGGTCGAGCTGTCCGTCTCGGACGGTTTCATCACCGCTTTCCAAAACCAGTTCAATGTTGATTTTAAAGGCCAGCCCGTCCTGTATGACATTGACACCGTTTTAGATAGGGAAGGGCGCAACGTTATTGTTGGCTTTGCTACGTCGCCGGTTCCTGTTTCGGCTCCTGTCGATGCCGCCCCGGCCGCCGATGCTGCCAAGCCTGTTTTTGGCAACAAATAGGTTAGCCCATGGCCTCCTGCGTCGCTGTCGCCCCGGATAACACCCTGTTCCTGGACACCTTGTCCAGTCCTGACAGCTGCGCCTATTTGCTGATAACCAATGCCGATTATCAGGCTAATCTCAACATTAACGCTTTATTTGCACAGTATCTGGCATTTGACCCTGTGCTGTCCGGAACTCTACTGGGCGCTTTCATTGTTTCCTTTGTTGCAGGCCATGTCTTGGGCAAAGTGCTTGCGGGTTTGCGCCGGGTTTAGTGTGTAACGCCCATTGGGCATTTTTATTTATCTTTATTGAGGTTATACCCATGAAAAAATCAACATTTGTTCCTGTATTACTTGGTTCTGCTTTGGTTGCCTTTTCTGCCTTAGTTCCCGAAATGGCGTTCGCTACTGATTCTGCGGCCGCAACTGCCATTGACACCGCCATTGCTGATGGTACCGCATTGCTTGCCAAAGTCGCCCCCGGCATTATCACTATCGCCGGATTGATGACGGGTGTGGCCTTGGTGATTTCGTTCATCCGCAAGTAAGTCATGTTGACCACCGTGTTATTTTCAGTCACGTTCGTGCTGATGTTCGCGGCCGGTTATGTCTCTTCCCGTTGACCTTTGAAGGCCGATAATGAAAAAGTATCTTTTTTTACTGCTTCTTATCGGCTTTTTTTCTAATTCTGCACATGCTTTGACTTATTCTGAAGCACATGCTAATTGTGAAACTTGGAAGTCTAATCAAACATATGCGCCTTATCATAATGGCACTTGTGCAGATGTCCCAACCAATCAAGTTTGTTTACAAAATGCCAATACGGGTTCCAATGTAGCTTGTTTCGGTCCTTATTCTGGACCTATTACTTGTACGTCCCCTAAAGTTTTGAATTCTGATGGTACAGCCTGTGTAGACCCTCCTCCTGTGCCTACCTGTAACCCGCCTATCACTGTGTTGGATGTGTCGGCCAATGTCTGCGTTTCCGCTCCCCCCTGTCAGGATACTCCTGACAATTCCATTTGTACGGCTTCCGGCACCACGTGTGCGGGCGCTTCTATTTTAGTCAAGGATGTCCCCACTTGTGGTGGCGCCCCGGGTACGCCTTCCACGGGTTCTGATGGTGCCGCGGGTTCTTCTGGTGGTTCTGGCACGGGTGGCTCTGGTGGTTCCGGTGGTGCTTCCGGTTCCGGTGGCACGGGTGGTGCGGGTGGCTCTTCTGGTGGTGCGGCGGGTGCTGGCGGGGCGGGTGGTGCTGGCGGCGCGGGTGGTGCTGGTGGTCAAGGCGGTCGGGGGGGTGATGGTGGTAAAGGCGGTGATGGTGGCATGGGGGGTGCTGGTGGGCAGGGTGGCCAGGGCGGTGTTACGGATATTACGCCGGTTGTCCAGGCCATCGACCGCTCTATCACTGCCGCCCAAGCCCATGCTGATGGCTTGGGTGCTAAATCTGACTCTGTTGGGGGTAAAGTTGATGGTCTAAGTGCCAAATTGGATACTACTAATTCCTTGTTGGGTGATATTGGTAATTCAGTGGATGCCATATCCGGTAAATTAGGCAACGGTACTGGTTCCGGCGATGGCACGGGTAACCATGCGTGCCCCGATGGCCAAACCCTTTACAACGGCAATTGCACCAATGGCGGTTCTGCCAATGGCTTGACCAACCCAACCCCTGGCAATTTTGGCACGTCTGCCATGGATGCGTTGGATGCCGCACAATCTGATTATTCCTCAAAAATTGCTGAAATTAGGTCGGGTTTAACTAACCTGGTGCCTTCGGTGGATGTTTCAGGTGGCCAGCTCCCTAACTTTGATTTTGGCTCATTTTCCAACCCCTTGTGGGATTCTTCCGTCCCTTATACCTTCGACCTGACCCCTTATGCCGCCCAACTCTCTTGGATTGCCCAAGCGATTCTGTTTTTGGCGTTTCTCCTGGCCTTAGTCATTATTTTAGACAAGCGGTGATCTTATGGATTTCCTGAATAGCGTCATCTCGTTTTTTAACCAAACCCTTGATTTTCTCTATAACCAGCTTTATGGCTTTGTTACGGCCGCTTTCGCCCAATATGTCATTTATGCCACGGTCGCCATGATTAAGTTCAAATTGGCTATGATCAGTTTTGCCTGGGATGTCGCCCAGGAAATCATCAGCCAGTTGAATTTGTCTTCTTACGTTAATGCCGCTTTTGGTGCGTTGGACGACGATTTGCTCGGTTTCATCTGTTTTTTTCGGGTGCCTGAGTTTTGCAACACCATCATGAGTGCGTACATCACGCGCTATGTGATGACCTTTATAGGTGTCTGATGGCTACCGAAATACACCATGGGCCACCTGGCTCGTTTAAAAGCTTCACCCTAGTCCAGCGTTTTGCCATTCCGGCGTTGCAAGCGGGCAGGGTGGTTGTCACGAATATCCGTGGTTTTAACGATATGGATTTGGTCAAGGATTCTTTCCCTGATATGGACTTCCCGTCCACTGCCACCATTTTATGGTTGGACACGACCGGGCAGGAAACCCGGACTATGCTGGCGTGTTTTTATAAATGGGTTCCGTTTGGCGCACTGATTATCATTGATGAAATACAGCAGATCTATCCCGATAGGCGGGATTTTAAATTGGAAAGCCTCGACAAATGGCAACCTAACCCCGCTGACGTTTTTGATGCGGGTATGATTGCCGAAGGTCGTCCCGAGGATGTTTTTATTGCTTATGACAAACAACGGCATTTCAATTGGGACATATTGGCCTCGACCACCAACATTGCGAAAGTCAAACGCGAAATACGGGAAGTCACCGATTTTGCTTACCGTCACCGTGACCTGTCCGGCTTCCTGCCGTGGTGGAAAGACACTTGGATAGAACACAAACACGACCCTGAAAACAATGGCAAATCTAAAGCACACCTTGCAGCCACACCCGAACGCTACAAAGCCGACAAGCGAATCTATCGCTGCTATCAGAGCACGGCGACGGGCGAACATGTCAAATCCAACCGTAAGTCTGTATTGGCAGACCCTAAAATTTTGGGTTTCCTTGTTCTTTTCCTCGTTTGCGGCCTTGTTTACGGGCTGGTGGCCACTACTCATGAGCCTGTTGGCTCAACTGTGGGCAAAGCTCCTGCTGCCAGCCCTCCGCCTGACAGGCCGCGCCCTGTTCCGCCTGATAGTCTTAATCCTGGTGGCGCTTCTCCTGTCAAAACTGCTGCGTTTGCTCCTGGTGGTGTAAAACGCGCCTTGGATGCCGACACCATCCGCACCTGGTCTTATATGGGCATCGCCCCCGAAGAGCTGCCCACCGTGCCCATGACCTGCCGTATCTATAAAAAGCACGTTAAGTGCACCATAAAACGTGATTCTATCAGCGATTTTCAGGCCGTGGCGGTGTCTACCAATCGGGTTTGTTTTAACCATTACTGCACCCTGTATTTCCCCGTCAACGCACCCAAACCCGACAAGGCCGAACCTAATATCTTGGCCGCTTCCATTTTGAAGTGAGGCCGCCAGCGCAACGCGCGCACGTGGAGCTTGCGGAACGCGCACAGCGTTAAGCGGCGGCCTTCATCCACATTTGGCAAGCGGTTTTTTACAATTTATTTATTGCTGATATCTAAACTAATCCGCGAAGCCGCCGCCCATGAAGTGCGCCAGCATCTTCATATAGCGATAGCGTAACTTTTAAAAACTAAAAGCGTAGCAACGCTAGCTTTTTACTCTGCCGGAAAGGATGGCCAACCAAGCCAATTTCCATTGGCCAACCAAACCCCAATATCGAACCTAGCCATCCTTGACCTTAAACCACCGCTTTTTGGCCAGCCGGAAGGCGGGTAATATTTATTGTTACAGTAACGGAAACTTTCTATATCTGTGAGCCAATCCCGTTTTTTCCTCTCCCAAAGACTTCGCATAATTACACCTTTACGTTATGTAACAAGGCCGCCGTGGATAATGCGCAAGCCCACGGCGGCCTTTTTGCATAACGTGCATTATGCGAGGTCTCAGCCCTCGTTGATTGTCACTATAAAATATATCACCTTTTTTTTTGTGGTTTTATTTCTTCTTTTTCTTCTTCATCAACGAAAAGTCCATTTTGATCAACGTTGACACGTTCTGCGAATTCGTCAATTAAGAAATTTACTATGTCGGCTTCTTTGATGTATTCCTTGCTTTTTACTGTTAAGTCCATTGCCTTTTCTTTCAAAATTTCTGCCCGTTCTTCTTTTATTCTTACTGCTGTTATTAGCTTTGCCATCGTCTTTCCATTTTTGGTTCACTTGTTACAATTTTAACCTGTTGACACGTTAACAGATTATCGGTTAACGTATTCCTGGACGTTAACTTGTTAACAGGTTACAAATGTGAAAAATTACCTCATTGAAGGCAAGCCAATGACCCTGACACGCGCAAAACTCGATTTATCTTTAGTCCCCGCCCCCCAACGGCAAAACCTCCTGATTCTCTTTGAGATCGCCGTCAATAAAGCCGATGAGCTGCTGAACCTTTTTCCTGATTTCTCCGCGCTTGCCCGAACCCTCCCCGTAGCGGGTGACAACTTGGGGGGTTCACCCTTATGACCAGCCACCGCTGCCCCTATTGCCTGAACCAGCCCATTTCCGTTGTTTTGGATTGCACCCATTGCGGCGGTGTTGGTTTGCGGCCGGTGTCGGTGATTAAGCGTCCTGGCCTGCCGCCCCCTACCAAGTTCATCGGCGGCACCTGTCCTGTCTGCAACTTGTTGCAATTGATCGAGGTGGTCAATAACCCGCACCAACCTTACACCATCGTCACCCGCACCCATTGTGGCTGTGGTGAACATGTCTCGGTCGAGACCAAGATTGACCCTGACACGATGAGAAGCCGTTCTACAGTTTCTTGTCTGTTTGATGAAATGACCCATGAGGAATATTTGGCTGATGTCCGGCTGCAAGTGGCCGCGCGTTTTGGGGCAGGGGAGTGGTCTAAATGAACCTGCCTTTTTTTCCAAATACGAACGGTTCGCAACAAAATGAAGTGCAGCGTTTAGTAATACTGCACTTTAGTATCATTTTTGATACTTTTCGGGGTCGCCCATGA